TCAAACGTTATACCTCAGTCAGCAACCAGCCCTGAGTTGCATCCACATAGACCAGTTTGAAAGCGGCTCGTTCTGTTGCTACTACAAGATCACTCGCGGCTCCCGAAATGTTGTGACTGTTTCTGGCGACGGTGCAATTATTGGTATCAAATGTTCCGGCGTAATCAATGATGTGAACCTCGTCACCAAGCGATGCGGAAGCGGGGAGTGTCATAGAAAAGGCTCCACTTGTTGTATCGACGAAATATCCTCGACCCGCAACCATTGTTGTTCCAGTGGTTACGACTGCTTGCCAAGATATCCCGCCACCAACTTCTGCCCAAACTGGATTCGCACCAGTACCTTGCGTTTTTAGGAAGTAGCCGGATGTCCCGAATCCCAACCTTGCTGGCGCACCAGAAGCGCCGTAATAGAGGATGTCGCCTTGTGTGCCATCTTCCAATTTGGCTAATGTCACACTATCGTCGGCTAAAGAAACTGCACCAGTGTTAGCCATCGTAACGTCACCGCTTACCGCTACGTTGTTGTAATCCGTGCCGTCAGCAACCAGTACATGACCATCCGTAACAGCAACCGCATCATCTATAAAACTGATTTTGGCCCCTGTCACCGCATCATCCGCGATACCGGCGGTTGCAACCTGTTGCCAATCAACACCGTTTGTCGCAGTTGAATCAGCGACCAGAACATAATCATTTGTACCAACACCCATCCTGGTCTCGGAATCGACCGTGTTGTATACGAGGAGGTCACCCTTGGTCGTGAGCTTGTCCGAACCAACAATGGATACCATCTGCCACTCGGATGAGGTGGACGAGTACTTCATGTACTGGTCATTGGTGGGGGCGGTAGAGCTGACTGCTGTGCCCTGGATTGAATCCACCGTTACCACACCAGCATTTGTCATGGATACGTCACCAGACAAAGAGGCAGCAGTGAAGCCCGTACCATCCCCGATCAGGATCTCGGTGGATGCCAGGGCTTTATCAGACGGCACACCGGAGGAGTTTGCATCCCTGACCTTGACGGTGTTTGCCGCCATGTCGGCCAGTTCTGCGTTGGCCACGCCGCCATCCTTGATCGTAATGTCGCCGGAGGAATTGGCGAAGTTAGCGGTGTTGAATGTGGCTATGCCTTTGTTTGAGTCAGAAGCATCCTCACCCGAATAAGTCACCGCACCGGAACTGACTGATACATCCATCCCCTCACCGGCAGCGAAAGACGCAATCCCCTTGTTAGAGGTAGAGGCGTCCTCTCCTGATATGGTGTTGGTGGTGATGTCGATCCCTTCTCCGGCGGTCAGGACTGACCCCGGATTGACGAAGGATAAAGCGCCAGATCCATCGGTTTTCATCACCTGACCGTCCGATCCGTCTGAGGTGGGCAGTGTCCACCCAACGGTGAGCGACCCCATGATCTTGTAGGAGGTAGCCGGGGAAATGGGCAGGACAACCCACGAGCTGCCATCGTACAGCTTGAGCACTGAGTTTGTGGTATCCAGCCAGAGGAGTCCCTGTGCAATGCTGGTGGACGGTGCAGAAGTTCCGGTGTGGATCGCGTTTACAGCCGCATCCACGGAGGGAAACGAGTTCTTCAGAACCGTTTTTAAAAGACGGAGGTGGTCATCCCCGGCGCTAACATTGTCACTCGCGGTGGGATTGGTTGTGACCAGATCGTCCAGATAAGTGCCGCTTTCTAAAGCCATTACGGTGTTCCTGTTTCGGTCATTACGCGCAAGCTGTTACCAGAGTGTCTGTCGCGGCTGTCTGCGCTTTGGATGTTTGCGGTTGCTTCTTTATATGCCGCCAGCCATAACTGGGTGCGGGCATCGTTCATCAGGAACGGTTCGGCCTCCAGCAGACTTGCGTAGAGATATACGTCTGGATTGTCCGTGAGCATATCGTTAGTGGTTGCGGAGTCTGAGAGTGCGTCGAACTTCTTGTAGTAGACGAGTTCGACGGTATAGACCGCATCCGGGGAGGGGCCGAGATGGTAGTTATCACCGATGATGGTGTAAGTCAGCGGTTTGCCTGTGACCGATCCCGCGTAGAGTCTGTCCATGATCTCAGGAGAGAGATATTCCAGCGGGGTGATGGGGTCGGTGCTCAGTTGCATATTCCGGCCCTGCAGCCATCCGGTTGGGAGGGAATACGACCGCGTACCGGCAACCGTGGAATCGGTGGTCGTGGTTTCCATCTTGCGGATACGCAGTTCACGGTTGTACCTTGCTTCAGCCAGGGCGATGAATTCCGGTATCCGAGCTGTTAGGTCGTCCCGGTCAAGCCAGTTTGCCACCGCTGTCTGTAATTCCGCGTAAGTTGAAATCGCCATCAGTTCAAATATCCATATCTGGTCGGGTATGAGGGATACATCACGCCCAGCGGGATACCCTCACCATGAAATTTTGCAAGCGGGGAGCCGTCCGGGATGTCAACGCGGATCCCCCTGCCCCTGGCAAACCCAATCAAATACTCCAGGTTGGGCCGCTGATAAGAGAATTCAGAGATGTACGAGGGATCACCGGGAGAGGATTCAAGGTCTGCCATATCCACCCCCCATATCCCAATCCTGTCTGCGCCTTCTGTGATGGCGAGTGCCATCAGGTAAGCAACAGAGGAATTGAAGTAATCGGTCCCCAGCTCTGAAATAACGCGCTCCACGGGGTAAGGGATGGCGTTAGGGATTTCTGGATACTCAGATTGCATATACAGCGGTGCAGTGAGGCTCCGTAGCCGATCCAGGTATCCGGGCCTGCGCCTTGCCTCTGGTTTTTTCAGCAGTTCCAGCGGGTGAATCTCAAACAGTCGATCAAGGTAAGGCCATTTGTCCTCATCCCAGGGTAATCCCCATACCTCCCATTCCGGGTCATCGTATGGTGCGTCATCGTGGGTGGACGGAGCCAGGCCCACAATCGCCACATTCACCTGCTCAACTCAGTCACATATACCGTGGATGTGCTGGAGGCCGTGATGGCCGCGCACTTGTTGGCTTCGCTCACCCGGAAGAAATACGGTGTGCCTGCCGCTACATAGACATGGGATGTCGTTGCAGTGGGGGCTGTGCCGAATGTAATGAAACAGGCTGCGGTAGCCGTCACCATCACCTCTGTCACCTGTGTCGCGAAGGCGTTGGATGTTGCCGCGCTGGAGGTGGATGCGGATATGGATTGGGTTGTCCCTGGACGGAACACGTTGGAATTGACGTTTCTCATAATTGCCTCAAATTTTGGTCGGAGCCACTTTAAAATATTTGTAATCGGGGTCGTTGAGGTAAGTCGCGGTCACTTTTGGGTCTTTCGCCACCGCGCCGTTAGATTTCCTCATCCACTTTTCCCACTCGGTTTTGGGTACGGAGGCGACGTGATGCCACTCGCCACGCTTACCCATCGTCAACTTGTCGCCGTAATCGTTGTACTTCCGTTTGTTGTGCCTGAGAAGCAGATCCACATTTTCATGGGTGTGAAACCTGAACGTGTTGTCGGTCTCATCAAAGTACATATCGGTTTGACGGGCGTCAGCGATGTCAAAAATCGTCTTCACAGGAGGTATCCGATGTTGCCGACCTTCGGTGCGCCTTTTCCCTGGTCTTCGATATAGGCTTTTTTCAGCCAGCCAACAGCGTCCGTGGGTTCTTTTGGTGCGGCCTTTGGTTTCTTCGCAGGCTTCACCAGTTTCTTTGCTGCTTTGTCGATGTCTTTCATAGTTGCTTAGGTCGCATTAGCAACCCTTAGAAAAGAAAGGGGGTGAGTTACCCCACCCCCCTCCGGTTTTAGGCTGCACAATCAGCCAGGATGCCCGAGGACTTTTCGTTTTTGGAAACGAGGCCAGCCTCAAACAGAAGCATCTGTTTGGTGCTGTCGCCGGTTTTCGCCAGATCGACGACGGTCCAATCTCTCAGCACATTCAGAGAGAAATAGTCCATGTCGAGGAAGAAAACCCACTCGGTTGAGCCGAGGTTGCGGTCGGGTACGATCTTGAATGTTCCGAAATCGCTGACGTAGACATCCACTGCGTTTACCGCAGTCGCCTGTCCGTTGCTTTTGATTTCGTTCCGGATCGCATAGCCTGGGCCAGCGTTGGACGACAGACCCGAGATGGCCTGCTTGATTGTCGCAGGGCAAAGGATCATGTCCGGTTCGCCGCCTTCGTTGAAGCAGTCCAGAATGACATTCTTGATGCCCGCTTCCGTGATGGAAGCAGTGGCAGTCGCCTCTGTCATTGTGTCTGCGCCAGTTCCTGCGGACGCAGCCGGTGAACCCGAAGATGGATTCATCGACACCCAGTTGGTAGCCAGCCAGGACGGCAGGCCAGCAGATGCGCGGGCAGTTGTTGAATCGCCTGCAGCCTTTGCGACGTTGGAAGTAAGCATATACTCCCAATCTCGCTTCATCTGCTTGCCGCGCTTGGCGAGCTGATAGGCTTGATGTTTACCGTGACCAGCGTAATTGCACGAGTCATCTGTCCCGGAAGTCTGAACAACATAGCGCGAAATCTGCGCGTAGTTGGTCAACTTCGTCGGCAACGCTCTCGCAGTTGCAGAAGGACTGTCATCGCCTTCTATCTGGCGGTTTGCACCACCAGAGGCGATAGTATCCAAATGTTACCGTGAAAGTTTTTTATCTCTCACTTCTTACGGTTGCCCGTAAGGTCAGCACATATCATCATCCCCGAAGGGAGTCCGGCGCTCGTGGGTCTTTACCGTCCGTTCTGGACTCCGTGACCTGTGCGTTGAACCTTCACATCATTCCTGATGCGCTTGGCTGCTGATTGCCCCGATAGGGTTTCCAGCAATTCACCGGATTTTCGTAAGCGCATTACTGCGCCTCAGACCAATACTATTTAGTCTGCCACTCAAAGAGAGTATTCGTCCCTTTCTCTCGCGAACACCCACTGAAAAATGGGGTATCAAGAGGAGCGATTGAGTAGATGACATCGGCAAGCTGCTCACGAATCTGTACTGACGAGTACGTCAGTGAAGTATTGGTGGCAATTGCCATTAGATGTTTCTCCTAATTAAGAGATTAAGTTTTCAAGAAGTGCAGCCGCGTCGTTGACATGGCCGGACTCCTTGAGCCGGTTTCGCATCGCAGTGCGCTTGGTCGTTTTCTCCGGTTTCCCTGCTCCCTTACCACTCCGAATGACACGGGGCTTGTTACGGATCTTCTTGGTCTTGGGATCTGACTTTTGAAGTTCGTCGTACAGCCTGGCCTTGTTCAGAACAACAAAGGAACGATGGTCGATCAGACTCTCGATCTCCGGGTCTGAGAATCCCTGGGAGGAGGCGTAGGAGCGCAGCTCACCGGCAAGGGTCTTCTGTTTATCAGGATCACCCCACTCCGGTAGTTTTTCTACCAAAGCGGTGTGTTCTGTTTTCAGAGACTCCTGCCACTGCTGCTGTGCTTCTGCCTGGTTTCTCGCCGTTGCCTGCTGCTGTTGCTGCTGGACGCGGGCGATCTTCTCCTGGGCTTCCCGGAACTCCTCTTTCTTTTCGAGAAATGCGATGGGGTCTTCGGTTTTGAGCCGTTCCCAATCCACATTCGCGTATTGAGAGAGGTTGGAGTTTTCGATTATCTGCTGGAGATGCTGCGCGTATTGCTGACGCTCTGCCTGGATCTGCTGCATATCTTGGGTGTACTGCGTTTGCAGTGCCTCGATCTGCTTGCGCTCTTCAGACAGCTCCTGCGTTTTTTTGGTAAACGCAGATTGACGGGAATAACCCTTCAGAAGTTCGTCGAGGGTGACCTCCTGTTCCTCACCATCCACACGGACGGCGTACAGGGGTTCCTCTTCGTCTTCCTCCGGCTCCTCGTCTTCGGACTCTGCCTCTTCGGATTCTTCCTCTACGGAGTCTTCCTCTACAGGCTCATCCTCTGAAACCGCCTCTGCTGATAGGTCTGGATCATCCGTGGACTCATCCACTTCGGTCGGGGGTGCTTCCTCGGCGGCTGGTTGATCTTCCGATTCCAGTAAGCCAAGTAGTGCGTTTTGGGCGTCTAAAATAGACCCTTCTTCGGTGTTAGCTGCCGGTGCTGGTCGCGTGTCGGCCATGTGGTTCTCCATGAAAAAAGCCGCCGAAAGGCGGCCCCCCACTTCCTTGTGGGCTTGTTTCGCGAAACGAGTTTCTACCTCTTGTTGAATTCACCTGTCGTCACAATGGACTCGAAGTGCTGTTTCAACTCAGCGAGGTTTTTCAAACTCAGCCAGGCGTGTTCCCTGGCGGACGTATCCTCGGGTTGGGAGTTTTCCCAAGTGTCGAGGAATCTTTGCCGAAGGGTGTCCCATGCTTCTGTGAAGATGGGGTCTTCGAGTAATCTTTTGGCGCGGGCTTCTCTTTCGTCCATTTACCCGATCGCGACAGGACGGCGTTGGGTTTCCTCGACCTGTAACTCTCTCGCTTTGAGTTGAGCATCGACCTGGGCTTCTGCCGCCTCCTGTTGGACTTTTTGGGCTTTGATCTGGACTTCTGCCGCTTTTATTTCGAGTTCTTTCTGTTTGTTAGCCATCTCCATTTGCGCCATCTGCTCTTGTGGGGATGGTCCCTGCTGCTGTTGTGGTTTGGTGATGTACTCCTGGACATCTTTAAAGCCCATGTTTTCGATCATCTTCGCGCCGAGGTTGTAGAGGTTTTCTTCCGTGATTATCGAAAGACCTCCAGACATGGCTTGAGAGGCAAAATTCAACATGGTGGAGATATGGAGAAGCTGCTGGTCACGGTTGCCATGACCTAATCCCACTTCTACCGTGCAGTCCATGTAATCACGCCACTGGTCCGGGCGGACCTCTATAAACTGCCCACGGAGTTTTATGTATTTTTCTTTTTCCTCGTTCTTCTGCGCGAGTTCAAAAACCTGTTTTACCAGATCCTTGACGCCGGTTTCCGCAAAGATACGGGCGATCATCTCCACCCGCTGCTGGGCAGCGGTCATCACTTGAGCGACTTGGGTTGCAGAAGTATGGGAAGTCAGCGCATTGGCATCCAGCCCCTGGCTCATCTTCGTCATACCGGAGCGTTCTTCCCGGATGGAGTCCATATACCCCAGCATCTCGAAGGAGTACGGCTGCAGGGGAGGTGTGGGTAATGGCGTGACCGCGTTCGGGGCTTTGGTTCTTACAATGCCGCCGGGGCGTACTGTCAAGAGGTCATCGAGCTGCACCATCCCTTCCTGCACTGCCATGCGGCCGGAGTTCTGGAGATAAAAGTTATCCAGGAGGTTCCGTAAAAGGATGGATTTGACTTCCTGCACCATCATCACTTGGTCGGCAACGGACTGGCCGTAGAACTTGTGCGGGATGGGAAGCGGGCAGAGCGTACAGAAAGGTCTGCGGTCCACAGGTTCGTTCTCAAGCACCTGATTACCCACAGTAAGAATTCTGCGGAGTTCGGCAATGCCGTCACCGTCGTAATCTGTTCGGAGGTAACTCTCGTAGACCCATCCCTCTTTCAGCGCATCTTCCGCGCCGGTATCATCTTCTGCTTTCCAGACACCAGACTGGTCGAAGGCATGGCGGGCGGTTTTTTCCTGAGACCAGAAATCATCTCCCGCGCCGATGTCGTCGGGGTCTATCTCGTACCCCATCTCCCGGAGTTCGGTAACGGTCTTTTTGACGCGGTGGCAGACAAACCTTGCGTCCTCTACGCATTTGGCGTCTTTCGAGATTAAAAACTCTTCCGGCGGGACATTCTCGATTCGGATGCAACCCTTTTGGGTGTGCCGGGTGATAACGACATCGTGCGTGACGATGGGGATCTCGTCTTCGGTACTTTTTTCGGTGTGCTCCAGCACCTCGACATCATCATCCATCAGCAGGGATTCGAGTTCGGTATCCGACAGGTCTGAATAGGTTTCTCGGTCCCACTTGTCAGAATCATCCCACCAGACTTTTACGACTCCGACTTTTGCCAGGAGCGCATCTGTGAACCAGGTATTCGCGACCTCGAAAAAGTTGGTTTGTCGTGAGAGTACCCAGTTGATGTAATCCTGGGCCTGTTCGGCGTAAGGGACATCCTCCGGGCCTTGAGGGTGGACTTTGGCGATCTCATCCCCGGAAGCAAACACCCGCATGAGGGAGGGTTTGATCCATTCGATGGTATCCATCACCGTGGAATCAACGACCTGGGAGCGGCCTTCTACCTCATTACCAAAAGGCTGGCCCAGGTAATACTCCAGCGCCTTTCTGCGTTGTTCTGAGATTTCATCGCCGTAGCCGAGGGCGGATGTGACCTCGTTGTCGATTCGGGCGATAAGTTGCTCGTCGGATGGTTTTTTGGATTTCGGCATTTAGTTGCTCATAAAAAAACCGGCCGCGAAGGCCGGTCTAGTTAGTTTCCCAGGGCTTGCGCGGCGATGGCCGCCAAGTGGGTGGAATATCTTGCCCTACTTGGTTGATTTCTGGAGTAGTCCTCCAGGCGTGGGTGCTTCTATCCGGACTCCATCCCAATTCCCGTTCATATTTCGCTTCAACGCCTTCAACCTTTGGACCGAGTCCCGCGAGTAGTTCATAGGCCCGGCGCTTCGTCTGATCTGAGCTTCGCTCAATAACTTCTCTGTAAATTTCGCCATTAGGATTCTCGCTCCAGTTATTCTCAACGTAGTTCCCGTCGAAACCACCCCAATACAAGTCGATATTGGGTTCAATTTTAGCACGTTTCAGGGCGCGTTTTAATCCCGGCTGGAACTCCTTTTTATTGTCCAGGCCCAGGAATGGGTGATTCAAAATCCTTGCTCCGACCGGAGAACCAACCGGAGCTAAATCATACCCAGTTTCACCAAACTCAGCGATTAGCTGCTGGTAAAGTTCGACAGTTTCTTGCTCATTGAGGGGGCGACCAATATCCAACTCAGCAAGATTCGAGGCATAAAGTGGCGCACCTTGTGCCTTACCCCCAGCCGGGGATAATGAAAATGGTCGATGCCAGGCAACCCCATCCTGACGCAAGAGAATACCCCTAACCGCTTCAGAGACATCCGCTAACTCTCGACTCGCCGCATCAATAGTATTAAGGTTGTACCAATATTGAGTCCTTTCCGCTTCTGGGAGGTCTGGGCGTAATCTAAAGTCACGAGTGATTTTGCCACCCTTCCCCACCTTCTCTATCCAGGTTCCCCAACCTAATTTTTCTGCTTCATTCTTTATTGGTGTTTGGGCAGCAGCAGCTAAAGCCGCTTGTGATTGTGTGCCAGGGTTCAGGATTCCCTTGAACGCGCCGGTTACATCAATACCCGGACCCTGCATTAACCCAAGATGGGAGGAAACTAAATCGCGCCCGGATTCATCAGTAAGCACGTTACTCATGTCAGTATGAAACTGGGCCTTTTGTTCCAACGGAGCAGAGTGATAGCCCTGTAAGTGTGCTGATGTTTGCCCAGGTGCAGACTCCCAAGATAACTGCGCCATTGTGTCTTGTAGCGCGTCAGCGAAGTTGTACCCCGCTTCCTCTACGGTCTTGCCCTCCTTCCTTGCTTTCGCATAACTCCAGATCGCCGCCTGGACATTCTTTTCAGTAACCGGCAATCCAAGTTGTTCCTGCATACGATCAGCAAGCAGCCGGGTCTCTCTTTCCATGAACTCATACTGCGCGTCCGTTGGTGCGTCCTTACCGTAACCGCCAGCCCTCATCATCCAGACATCGACGGTAGTCCCCTGCGGGATCAAGGGGTCCAGTAAATGCATGATGTTCCCATGAAACGAAACACGTTTCCTGCCGCTTGTCTCCTCACCATAGTTGTATAAACGCTCCAACTCAGGAGACATCTTATTGGGGAATATTCCAGCACTAATCGGATACCCGGCCATCGCCTGATTGTGGGCACGAACAGCGTATTCGGCGTTTCCTTTTACTGGCGTACTTGGACTTGTGGTGGCCGCAGCTTGTGTCCAAGCATCCGCAACGTCCACATCTCCCATTGCCCCATACCCAATACCTTTAGCCCCCAACTCGTACCAATGAGCGGGGCCGGTTTTGGCCGCATATACCTTTGGAGAGATCATGCCCTGCTCAAACATATCCTTGTATTTTTTTCTCCACGCAGCCAGTTGTTGTGGAGATGTGATGCCGGGTGATCCAGCGTATTTCCCGGTGGTATTTACTCTACGATGTAGGCCACCGCGACCGGCCATCCCCAACATCAGCAGCGGGGCTAACTGCTCATCTGTCACTTCTGGAATCGACAGCGGCCCCAACCCCAAATTTACACACGACTGCCAGAATGCCTGGCTGAGTCGGTTTGTGTGGGGCGCGATCAGGCCACCGGCTTGTAATCCGGCATCCTGGATAAACGGTGTGGTCGGGTTTAGCGCACCGAGCGCAGCCACCGGATTGCGGGTCGCCGCGAACTGCTGCATCCCCCGGGAGAACTGATCGGCGTAGCGCCCGGGGTACTCACGCAGATAATTCCAGAGGCCGACAGGGCCAGGCATCGGCATTATTTAATGCTCAGCTTGTTTAACAGTTTCTCGTCGAATACGACGAAGTTGCGAGTGCCTTTGCCAGCATCTCGACTTGCCTGATCCAGATACTTGATGCCGGGGATGCCAAAGTCGGAGAGAGCTAAACTAGCCGCCTTGTCATCAACACCTGTACCGCTAATAAATCCCTGAACCTGCTTTGACCACTCCGAGCCGCTATGACTCAGTTCCCGATAAAAATCGCCCCCAGTTTGTTTTTGCATCAGATAATCACCATAAGGCATCCACTGAGCACCACCGCTCCCATCACCCGTGATCTTGGCGGTCTTTTCCAGTGTTTTTTTAGTCATTTCTTCTGGAGAATCAAAGATTTCAGTCCAATGAATCGTGTGACCTTTCCCAGTAATCAGATGCAACTCTGGCGACTGATACATTTGAAAATTGGCTTTAATCGCCCTCTGCACGCTCTCTGACTGCTCACTCAGGGGTTTATCCCAATCCAGCATCCGATCTATATCGGCATCAGGGATGTCTACTTCGTAAAGATGACTGGATGATGGGATAGCCTCCAATTCATCAGCTACCTCAGCAGCCACTCGCCGGTAATCCTCGTCATAATCCATATCCAGCGACCTTGCTCGTATCTCATCAGGAGTGTCGTGCAGCATCGCACTTTCCCATTGCTCCATACGGTTGTAATCGCCAACAGCTTCCGCTTCTTTGTACTTTTGCATCATTATTTCTTCGGCATCGAAATCACGAGGCGAATAACTTTTTGCTACGTCTGGATTCTCAGCAAAGTAAATCCCATGCCCATAGGCTTGCGCACCTTCGCCAGTGTCGACTTTGGAAATATCAGGAACGCCGGATTCCCATTTGTGTGGTGTGCCGTGAAACGCCGGTCCACCTAACATTCCTGGAGGAACAGGATTTTTTCTGGCGTAATTCCAATACATCAAACTTGGGATCGCCGCAGCAGTCGCTAACAAACCTTTTTTTACCGCCGCACTACCAGGCCAGAAATCAGCCGGGGCGAACTCAAAACCGGCTGACGGGTCTTCGGTTTGGCGACCTAAGAAAAGCGAGTACGGCTCAACCCCGACTTCATCAGCAGCCAGACGCCGCTGATACTCGGCCTGCTGCCTGGCCTTTTCTGCCATGTTCTGCCGGTAGAGCTGCTGTGCGCCAGACTGATTCTGGTGGTACTGCTGGACTTGCTGTAGTAATGGCGCTTCTTCCGCCAGTAAAGGTCTGCGGTGCTGTGCAAGGAACGGCATCACACGATCCCCAATTTAGGATAGGTGATTTCCTGCTCCCACCGGTCATCCTTCCCCGCAACCGCGTAACGGAGAGACAAAGCGGCATAGCGGGACGCTGCCATCACATCGTCATTCACCGTCTGGATGCGACCGTCTTTGCGGTGGTAGATCCGAAACTCCTGCCACCAGTCTGCCAGGGTGGAAAAGACTTTGAACTTGTCGTTCTCCATCCGCTGCAGCATTTCCATGATGCCGGTCTCTACGGAGTTACCGCCCTTTTTTTCTCCCGGAGCGGGGGGATTTTCAAAATGGGAGAAGTGCATATTACATCCGAGATTGCGGTACTGGTCGGCAAGGCCGGGGTTGCCCATAGAGTCTTTCCGGTATCCGTCATGCGGCCAGATGATGGGGATAAACTGCGGTCTTGTTTTTATGGCGGCAGCGTGGATGTGGGGTGCTGCTTTTGCTAACGCATATACGTCGTAAACGTACACGACATCCTCGTCCGGGTCGTAGGCGAGATAGACCACAGCGGTTTTGTGGTCATATCCGAAATCTATCCCCGCTACCCTGGGCCATTCCTCCGGGAGGGTGAAGGGGTCGATCATCAGCTTCGCCTCATCCACCGGGAAGACAAGACCCGAACCGATAGCGGGCCTGCCGTACCGCCGCATCTCCCGCTCGTGGGGAGAGTAAGCAGACAGGATCTGGTCCATCACGGACTGTGTAAGGTGGCCTGGATTTCCCCCCCGGGTTTTTACGTTTTCGGTCACATCGTCCCAGGAGGCGGTTGTGAGGGACTGACCGGGCTGGAGGTTGTTCAGAAACGCATGAACGGTTTCCGTCATCCCGTTTTCCGGGGTGAATGTGAGGAAGGTCATCCCCCTCGTCGAGAGCGTCCGGGTCACACACTGGGAATAAAGATCCCTGCTCGGTTCCTCATCCAGCCAGATGGCTGATACCGCCCGGCCCATGAATTTTTCCACCCCCATCTCATAACTTTTAAACTGCAGGGTCGAATTTCCCCCGGAGATGTGTTTTATCAGGGCGAGGGATTTGGCGTTTGGGACTCCGGGTTTGCGCTCGGTGGTGACGATGCAATCATGGGGTATCCAGCCGGTTCCGAGAGCCTCAGGATCTTCTGGAGCACCCAGGAGCTCTGCCTGTACGATGTCCCGGGTGGTTTCGTTACTCACCCCGCAGGCCCAGGCGACGATAGGGGCGGTAAAGCGTTTTCCTGTCCACCAGTCCGGGTATCTGCCGGTGCAGTGCATCGCCATCTCAGCGCCGCCGGAGTGGGATTTCCCCGTCCGGTTCCCCGCCATTAACAACCGCTGATTACATTCACTGCCGGTAGAGTGAAACCGCTCCTGGAAGGGATATGGATCGTAATAATCGAGTTTGTTCAGCCGCTCCCGCTTTTTCAGCTCCCGCAGGAGTTCTACCTTGCGGGCGAGAGACATTATTGAACTGTATGGGGAACTTCCGGGGTGTCCTCTTCCCCCAAAAGAACTTTCAGCTCCCTTTCCAGTTCTACTGTGGAAGTGGACTCGATATTGGTTTGCTCTATCTTGGTGACAGACTGATACCCGGAGCGGTCCAGGATGTCTTTGGCAGCGGCCAGTTTTACGGTGTCGGATGTGGATGTTTCTGCGAGTTTCAAAAGCGTATCCAGGGCCATCTGAGCACCATCCATCATTTTCAGCTCTGTCCGGGCTTTTATCTCCTGCTGGAACTGTTTTTTTAACTGGCTGCCTTTTGCCTTTGCGCTCTTTTCCGGATAACCAGCAAGAATAGCGGAGCGTTTTGCGTCGCCAAACTGGATATAGTTCTGGATGAAGTTTTCTTGTTTGGAGGTAAGCATATTAGGGTTTCATTATGGATGTGGAATTTGGATTTGGTGGGTGGATA